ATTCTCAAAAATGAGAATGCAATTAAGAGATCTGTAAGAAATTTAATACAAACAATACCTACAGAAAGGTTTTTTAACTCTGTATTAGGTTCTGAGGTGCGTGATAGCCTATTTGACTTTGTTGATTTTGGTACTGCATCTGTAATTCAGAATCAAATTGAAATTACACTTGAAAATTTTGAACCTAGAATAGAAAATGTCCAGGTTGAAGTAGATCCAAGACCAGATTTAAATGAATTTGAGGTTACGGTCATATTTGATATTGTTGGACAGGAAATTCCTACACAAGATTTCACATTCATACTCGAAGCAACAAGATAATGCCTTTCACTAAGTTTACGAATCTCGATTTCGACCAAATTAAAACTTCAATTAAGGATTACATCCGTGCAAACTCTGATTTTACAGATTTTGACTTTGAAGGTTCTAATTTTTCAGTCCTAATTGATACATTAGCATATAATACTTACATTACTGCATTCAACTCAAACATGATAGTGAATGAGTCTTTCCTTGACTCAGCTACGATTCGTGAAAATGTAGTTGCACTAGCAAGAAATATAGGTTATGTACCTCGATCAAGAACTTCTGCACAAGCAACAATATCTTTTGATGTCACCACTAACTCTAATACTCCAACTCTGACTCTACAAGCAGGTTTAGTTTGTGTTGGTTCATCAAATGATACATCTTTTGTATTTTCGATTCCAGAGTCAATAACAACAGTTACAACTCAAACAACAGATATCAATGGTAATATAATAAGTAGCACTGGTTCATTTAATAATATAGTTGTTTTTCAAGGAACTTATCTTACAAAAAGTTTCACAGTTGATGGTTCACTAGATCAAAGATTCTTACTTGAAAATTCATTCATAGATGCATCTACTATAAAAGTGTTCGTAAAAGGATCTGCTGATCCTGGTTTAGGAAGAGAATATCGAAAAGTTGATAATATTTTAAATATCACTGATATATCAGAGACATATCTAATACAAGAGATAACAGATGAGAGATATGAGTTACTATTTGGTGATGGAGTTTTTGGTAAAAAATTAGAGAATGATGCTATTATTACAGTTTCATAC